TCCCGAACCCGAACGGCGACGTGATCCTGCGGATCATCAACGGCTCGGGCGAAGCCTGCAAAGCGACCATCGTCACCCCGGGCGAAGTCGGCGGCAACGCGATCGCCGACCAGGAAGTCGAAGTGGGCGCAGGTGCGTCGAAGATCGCCGGTCCCTTCGACCCCGCCGTCTACAACAACGCCCACGGCCAGCTCGAAGTCAAATTCAACAAAGTGACCACCATCACCGTGGAGGTCACGCGGGTCGCCCTCTGAGGCGACACGGCGGCGAGGAGCCGAGGAATGAGCGATAGCAACGGTGGCGACTATGGCCTGATCCTCGGTTTCGACTCCGACGCCCCCGAATTCTGCCGAGGCTTCGAGGCCGGCCGCCTCTACGAGCAGATGAAGGACGGCGAGCCCTTCACGCAGATGATCCACGCCTCGAACACCGAGATGGCGATGCGTATCTGCGAGACCTCCGAACGGTCTTTCACGGCGACCCAGGTCGACGACGAATGGACTGATCTGACGGTTCTCGCCCCCGAGGCACTTTGAGTCCCTTGGAAGAACTCATCGCCCGGCAGCGCGCCGAGCTGATGAAAGTCGAGCGCAACGGCGCGAGCGTGATCACCGCGACCTATAAGCGGGTCGAAGACCGGCTCGCGGCGAACCTCGCGCTGCTGATCTCCGACATAGAGGCCGCGCACGCCGAAAAGGTGGAGGTCAGGCCGAACTGGCTGGTCACGCAGCACCGCTACCAGCGGTTGCTCGCCGAACTGCAGGAAGAGACGCTCGCGTTCATCCACCGGGCGATCTCGGCTGTCACTGATATGCAGGGCGCGGCCGTCGAGCGGGCGCCGAAAGACGCCGAGGACCTGACCGTGAAGGCGCTCGGCCCCGGACCGGAAACGGCAGTCGCTCAGGTGCGCCAGAACTTCGGCAGGCTGCCCGGGCGCCAGCTCGAGCGGCTGGTCGGCTTCGCCGGCGACGGCAAGCCATTGGGCGATCTGCTCTCCGAGCTCGGCCCGGAGCAGTCGAAAGCCGCCAAGGACTCGCTCGCCTACGGCGTCGCCACCGGGCAGTCGCCCCGGGTGATCGCCTCCGACGTGGCGACCAAGACGGGCATGGCCAAGACCCGGGCGCTGACGATCGCGCGTACGGAGATGCTCAGACCGTACCGCGAGGTCACCCACGAACGCTTCCAGGCGTCGCAGATGGTCACCGGCTGGACCTGGCTCGCGGTGCTCGATGCCAGGACGTGTCCGGTATGTGCGGCGATGAACGGCACCGAGCACACCGACGACGAATCGCTCGAGTCGCATCCGAACTGCCGGTGCGCTGCGGCGCCGCGGACGAAGTCGTGGGCCGACCTCGGCTTCACCGGGATCCCCGATGTGCGACCGCCCGTGCTGACGCCGGAGCAGCGCTTCGCCGCGCTGGCGGAGGGCGACCGCCTGGCGATCCTCGGTGCCCGTCGCCTCGCCGCCTACGAATCCGGCGAGATCACGCTCGCCGGGATGGTCCGCAAGACCGAATCGCGGCGATGGGGGCCCGGTCGCCGCGCCACGACGCTGACCGAACTGGGGATCGCGGCGTGACGATCAGCAAGGCCAAGCGCCAGCGCGTGCTCGCTGCCCACGACGGTCGCTGCGCGATTTGCATCACCCAACCCCGCGACTCGCACTGCGAGCGCTCTACCCCTGAAGGAGAACCACAGTGCGAATCGCTCTGCGCGTCCTGCTCGCCCGCCTACGTCGCCGCCCCCTCGAACTCGAAGGGCCGCAGCGCAGGCGATTCTGGCTTTACCCCGACGGCACCCTGCTGCCCGCGATGGCGGGAGGTGACAAAACGCCCGAGGAGATCGCGGCCGAAGAGGCCGAGCGCAAAGCCGAGGAGGAGCGTGAGGCTGCCGAGGCCGAGGCGAAACGGCTCGAAGAAGAAGAGAACGAGCCGGAGCCGATCCTCACCGGCGACCTCGACAAGGAGCGCGCCGAACGGCTGATCCGCAACGAACGCGAGCGGGCCGGCAGGCGCCTGAAGAAAGCTCAGGACGAGGCGAAAGCCGCCGCCGACGAGGCGGCAGCCCTGCGGGCCGAGAAAGAGACCGCGCAGGAGACCGCCACCCGTGAGGCAGGCGAGGCGAAAGCCGAGGCTCAGCGCCAGCGGGCGAACGCCGAGCGGCTGGTCATCGACGCGGCCATCCGCGACGCGGCGGGTGACGCCGAGGTGCCCGCGAAGACGATCAAACGCCTGGTGCGTCTGGTCGACCGCGACGACATCTCGGTCGACACCGATGGGGAGGTCGACGGCGCCACCGAGGCGGTCGACGCGTTCTTCGCCGAGTTCCCCGAGTTCAAGGGCAAACCGGCGGCCGATCCCGACGACGGCGATCCGCTCAAGCCGGAGCCCCCAGGTGGCAACCCGCCCCGCGACAAGAAGCCGCCGAAAGAGCTGACGGCCGAGCAGGTCCAGAAGCTCGCCAAAGAGGACCCCGAGAAGTTCAACGAACTTTTCGAGGCGGGGAAGATCCCGCAGTCGGCTCTCGCCGGCGGCAAGTAGCGCAGACCGCGCCGCCGGGGCGCGACCGAAGGCGGCACTGCCGCCCCCCGGCCACACCTTCATCTCAGCCAGTCCGGCACTGCCGGCTGCCTCCCGCGTGATCGAAGCGACTCACGGGCGACGTCCAGTTCAACCCTGAGCACAAAGGAGGTGGCCGGAAATGGCCATCGATCAGTTCATCCCCGAGGTGTGGTCCGCCCGCCTCCAGCGACACCTCGACCTCACCCTGGTCTACGGCCAGCCCACGTGTTCCAACCGTGAATGGGAGGGCGAAATCTCCGAGGCCGGTGACACCGTCCACATCAACAAGATCGGTGACCCGGAAATCAAAGACTATGACCCGGGCGTCGACATGGACGCCCCGGAAGAACCGGACGGCACCACGCAGACCCTCACCGTCGACCAGTTCAAGTACTTCAACGTCATGGTCGACGACGTGAACAAAGCGCAGGCCAACGTCAATCTGCTCGACCGGTTCGGCGAGCGTGCCGGCGTCCAGATGGCCAATACCATCGACGCCTTCATCGGCGGCAAGATCTCGGCGGCGGCAACGGTGAACGTCACCGGCACCGACGCCTCGCCGATCGTGGTGAAGGCAGACGGCAGCGGCGACCTCACTCCTTACGAACTCGCGGTCGAAATGCGCCGCCAGCTCAAGGGCCAGGAAGTCCCGATCAACGACATCTGGATGGTGATCGATGCCGACCTGGAAGCCGAGATGCTCGAAGACGAGAAATACATCGCGGCGGGCTCGGAGATCGGCGCGGAATTCGTTCGCACCGGGAAAATCGGCAAGATCGCCGGCTTCGATGTCCTGGTCACTCAGGCCGTCCCGACGTCGCCGGGCTCCGGTGGCGGCACCCACGTCCCGAACGTGAAGGTGCTCGCGGGCGCCGGCAACTACGCCACCACGTTCGCCGGTCAGGTGACCGAGATGGAGGCCTTCCGGCCCGAGCGCCGCTTCGGCGACGCGACCAAGGGCCTTGAGGTCTACGGCACCAAGGTGCTGGAGCCGGAAACGGTCGCCCAGGCCCACGTCGCGAAATAGGAGGCGATGACGATGGCACGCGTCAAACGGGCCTCTGGGGAGGCCAGTGAGTACCGCAACAAGGCGACCGGCGAGACCGTCGGTGCCTATGCGGGGACCGAGCAGGACAAGGTCTACGCGAAGGACGAGGACTACGAGCGCGTCAGCGGTACGACGGAGCCCGAGGCCACGTCCGACGACGGGGAGGGTGGGGGCGACGGCGAGCAGCCGGTCGACCTCGACGGCCTCTCCCGTGACCAGTTGAACGCGCTCGCCGCGGAGAGGGGTGTCAGCGACCCCGCCGACCTCCCGAACAAGGACGCGGTCAAGGCGGCAATCGCCGAGGCCACGACCGAGGAGGAGGGGTAGCTCATGTGCGAAGCAACGGCCCGGGCGCGCTACGACTTCGCCCGCCAGGGCGGCGCCGTCGGTGACATCGTGCTCTCGGGGGGTTACGTCCCCAAGGGCGCGGTGATCCTCGACACGCTGATCAAGGTCGAGGCGGCCTGCGATTCGGCCGCCCACACCGCGACCATCGCCCTCAAGGCGGAGGGAGCGGGTGACCTGAAGGCGGCCAAAAAAGTCGAAGAAGCACCGTGGTCGACGGTCGGCGCGAAGCGCGGCGACTTGACGGCCACCACGGCTCCGGTCACCACGACCGTGCGCCGCGCCATCACGGCGACGATCGCCACCCAGGCGGTCACCAAAGGCAAGTTCAGCGTCTACGTGCGCTACCTGCTGCCCAACGCCTAGGCAGCACCACGCCGCGCAGCATCGAGCGATGCACCCCGCACCGCGGGGAGAGCCACGGATCGCATCCGGGGCGCGGCGCTTCCCGATCCACCCACGAGCCGGAGGTGACGATGCAACTGGTCGACGAACTCCGGCGCATGACGTCGGTCGGGCCTGCACAGTACGAAGTCAACGAGAAAGCCTTCTGGTCCGACGAGGACCTCGAAGGCCTGATCGGCCGCAACGTCTCCCGGCGACTCCTCCAGTCGCAGATCGACCTGATCCCGACCGTCGCCGACGGACTGGTCGTCTACGTGAACGGCCGCGCGCCGGTGGCCGGCCTGCTCGATGTCGAATCGGCTGCCGTGACCCGCTGGAACGGCGAGGAACTGTCGGGAACCTTCACCCTCCACGATGACGGCCGCGTCGAGTTCACCGACAACCAGGTCAGTGCGCTGCCCGCGATCACCGGCCTCTGCTACGACCTGAACGCCGCCGCCGCGGCCGTCTGTACGGAGTGGGCCTCGGCGGTCAAGCTCGGCTACGACATCGCGAGCGGCGACGCGAAGCTGCCGAGGAGCCAGCGCCACGCGATGCTGCTCGAGCAGGCCGAGGCGTTCCGCTCGCGCGCCGTCGTCGGCTCCGTGCAGATGGGCCGAAGCGACATGCGCGGCCGTCGCGGCGGATCGCGGACGCGCGCAATCCGCACCGCCTTCGATCGCCTTGGGAACCCCGGCTGATGGCGACGATCCTCTCGGCGGCCGAACTCGCGGAAGTGCGCGAGGAAATCGAGATCACGATGCCCGACGTCGGCCGGATCCTCTACCGCTCGACCGAACGCACCGACGGCGGGGGAACCAAGGAGACCTTCACGCCGGGAGAAGACATCCCCGTGGCGATCGCGCCCGCCAAACGCACCCTGACGGGTGGCGAGGGGGCTTCGTCGGGCAACAAGGTCGACGACCGGATGCCGCAGGCGATCACCGTCCCCGCGACCACCGAGGTCAGCGCCAAGGACCGGATCGAGATCGACGGCCTCGGCGTCTTCGACATCTTGGCCGTCGCCAAGCGGAGCGAAGCGATCACGAAAAACCTTGAGGCCAAGGAGGTGCTCTAGATGCCGACCGAACTCCGCAGCGATATCCCGGAGATCTGCGCCAACGCGGAGATGCGCGGTCAGGCGATCGTCGAGAAGACGACCCTCGACATCGAGGCGTCGGCGAAAGCACGCCTCTACGCATGGCCCGCGATCGACACCTCGGCGTTGGTCAACTCCGGCGAGCACCATGTCGACGGCTTCGAGGGTGAAGTCGGATTCGGTTCTGGTCACGCGAACTACGTCGAGTTCGGCACCGGCGCACTAGGGGCAGCAAGCCACTTTCCCGGCAAG